TAGTCTTGCATTTGCAACAGTACCACTTGCTAGTGCTGTTGCATTTAAATTTGTTAATGCACTTCCGTTAAGTGCAGGTAAAGTTGCTGGGAATCTTGCATCTGGAACAGTTCCAGAAGTTAATTGGGTTGCATTTAATGCTGTTAAGTTAGATCCATTGTTTGCAACAATGTTTCCGCTAGCATCTAGTATAACTGATTTAGATGCAGGTAGAGTACAGAAAACATCTTTAGTACCTGCAGGTAAATTTACTGCAGCATCACTATTAGATGAAGATATGATAGTAGTTCTAGCTAAAGTGCCAGCTGCTACTGTTCCTAATCCTACTTCAAATTCACCATTGTTAGCAACGATGGCATAATACGTTGTATTCGTATTTCCAATTGCAGATGAAAATGTTTCAAAACCTGTTACTGCTCCTGCAAGAGTAAGCGTACCCGTACCTATAGTGGTAGAGGTTTCTTTTACTCTATCATTTACGACTAATGCCATTTAATTCTCCTTAACCAGATATTCTTAATATAGCTGCTGCTGTAGTAAATGCTGGGAACTGAATTGTAAAAGTTCCTGATGTAGCTGTTTTATTTGATCCAAAATCTAAAACACATACTGTTGCGTTAGTAACAGCTGAAGATGTATTGTAGATCATAGCACCTCTAGCTGTCAACGTAACACCTGTGAATGATAGATCTGCAAAGTCAACGATAGCAACACCACTTGCGATAGATGTTCCACCATTAACTAATGCTCCACCACCAGAAGTGTATGTGCCTGTATTTCCAACTTCGTTAGTAGCTGTAAATGCAGTAGTTGATGAGTTTAGAGTTGCGGAGTCAGTATAAAGAGCTAACTTAAACTTATCACCACCAGATGATTTAAAATTTTGATCACCTTCTAGTAATTGTTTTTTAAAAGCATTTGCGATTGCCTGTGTTATAGCCATAGTATATCTCCTTTTATTTTCCTATTCGAGGAACACCACTTTGATATTCGTCTCGTCTTCTTCTTCCCATTTGCTCTATTGAGAAGCCTTCTATTACTTGTTTATACTTTTGTTCGTATAATTGCAATAGGTCTTGTGGGCCTTTTAAAAAACCGTAGGCCTCGACTAGGCATGCATATAAAAGTCCATTGGGAAAATTCTGACTTATATATGTTTGAGTATTTGTACTAGATAATCCGGGATCTTTCAAGATATAATTTAATTGAATTGTGTAAGTAGCATCAGGTGTTGGTGCAACTACAATTGTGCTTTCGTCCCATAGACTGTAATATTTTGGTACTCCTGTATCTTCTGTAGGATTAAATTCTGACATAAAACTAGTATCTCTATATTGTAAAAATTCTCTGTTGTTAGGTTGAGAACTTCCTTGTGAATCAACTATTTGTGCAGATCTAACAACTAATAAACCTGCAGGTCTACCAATAAATCTGTCATTAACAATTAAATTAGCTGTATCATATCTTCTGTTATTATCAGAATCTATATCTCTAAGAATTCTAAATTCTGCATCTTCTATAAATCCATTTACAATAGTTGAAGTAAAAACGTTTGCATCAACTTCAGTGTAATTTCTAATTTTGTCTACTAATTCTGTGTATGTCATAATTAACCTCTATCATTTATTGGTCCAATTGTACATTGAAAACCACCTCCTGTTGCTGCACTCGTAGCATTATTAGCTAGTTCAAAATTAAAACCTGTTTGTACAGTAACTGTAGTTGGCATTCCAGGATTACTTTCAGTTCTAGTTGTTAGAGCTGTAATTTTATAAGCTCCAAAAACTTTAGCTCCACTAGAGTGAGAACCTGCATTAGTTTTCTTAGGAGCCACTCCTCTGTATGGAGCGCTTGTTCCTCTAACACATCCTGTTAAATTAGTTCCTGAGATTCCGCTATACTCAACAACTTCATTTTCAAATAAACCACTAGTAGGATTTACTTTTTCGATAACAATAAATCCACTTGAAGGCATACCAGAAGTAAAGTCTAAAGTGATAGTGCTATCAGTGCTTGTAATATCTCCTTGTAAAACCATTCCTGATACTTGCAATGTAGATTGATCAACACCACCTACAACTAATTGTTTAACATCTCTAAATCTTACAATATCATTTACACTCATGTTACCATTTTCAAAAGCTACAGATACTGTTGCATCTGATGCTTTAGTCGTAAAAGGATTGTTAGGTAAAAAATCTTCTGTTGGAAATTCAGTTCTTGCAGGTCTTGCTTTTTCTAAACCTTGTGGATCAGCAACAAATGGTTTTGGTTCTAATTGTGGTTGTTTACGTTCGAACTCTGAGTAATGCACAAAGGCACCATTCCATTCTGTAACCATTTCTCTCCATGGAAAAGCTAAACCGCTTCGATCAGAAATTGCTAAAGCGTGTTTCCCTTTTGCAAACTTTGCCATTATATCTCCGGATAATAAGTTTTAGGTGATATGTAAACACTTGCTGATGAACCATCTTCTTCTAACGCTCTTTGTAATTCATCTTCATAAAGCATTTTCATTTCTTGTGTTCTTCTAGGAGCTTTCTTTTGTGATATATAATAAGCTAAACCTGCACACATACATGGTACAAATCTATTAACAACATCTGCTTCGTTAGTATATTTACCTGCATCTTGTAATCTTTGCAGGTAATAGAAAAACATAAAGTCACCGACTTGTTCTGCACCTGGAGTTAAATATAAAGTAACTGTTACTTTATCTATAAATCTTTGCACCCAATATTGAGATGGTTGACCTGTAGCAGTTTTATTTGAAAAAGCTGAATACTGTGATCTGTTTACTTTTGCTAAAGGTGTATCTACATTTGAAGATCTTCTGTAACTAGCTTCTAACATATCAGAAGCCATGTTTACAAAATTAGTAACAGTATCATTTATTGAATGTGAAGCAGCTGTTGTATCGTCAATTCCTCTATCAGCTGTTGAAGTAAGAATTAAATTATTTCCTGAAATAGAACTATATTGAATTATTTCACTATTAATTTTTATTTTACCTGAAGCAGGCATTTGATTTACATCAGCTACTGGAATAGTTGTTGCGGTAGAATTTATTGCAGATGTTAAAGTTGATGTAATTCCATTAGAAGCACCATCACTTGGAGATCTAAATATTACGTATTCTCTTTGACCACTAACTAAACTAAAAGCATGTTCTCTAACTTGCCAAAAATGGATACCTCTATTGTCCCATTCTTGAAGCATTATATTTAATGATCTTCTAGCAGAACGTAAATCATTACCTGAGTAATCAAAGAAACCTAATCTTTCAAAAGCCTCAGTTATAATTTCGTCGATCGAGAATGTTTTCTCGAATGTAGTTGTGCCTGAAAAAGCCAAGTTGCCTCCTACGAGTTACTTCCGCCGCTATGAAAAACAGTGATAGCTGTAATCTGTTCAGTGGTAAATGCAGAAAAAACATCTGTTTTAGTTCTTCCAGTTTGAACAGTTTTAGTTTCAGTAGTTACGTTAGTTGCAACTCCATCAATTGATGATCCAAATGTTGACATAATTTTTCTCCTTAAAATTTATGCGGGCCCGAAGGCCCACATATAATTATTTATTAGTTACTAAAAGGTGTAACGATTGTTCCACTTCCAATTAGTAAACCTTCAACCATGTAAGTATTTTCTGCAGTTGCAGTAAACTTAATTCTAGATCCGATTAAGCCACCTTTAGTAGCAACCGATGCTCCAGCTTCTCCGTTTAAGTTTACAACGTCGTTTGCTGCTGCAGGTACGAAAGCTTTTTTCGCGCCATCATCAACACCGATCATTACAGAACCTACAAACTTATCAGTTCCATCAGTTGAAATTGTTCCAGTGAATTCATCAATGAAAAGAATTTCAAAAGTTGTACCAATTGTGCTTGGGTTGTTTGGATCTCTTCCTGGTCCTGCAGATGATGAATCAGCTCCACCAACGATTGATGGTAAAGTAATCGCTGTAGGTGTTCCAGCAGGGTCCATAGTACAGATTCTGCCAGCATGATCTGCTACAGTTAAGTCAGTAGCTAAAGTTAATGCAACAGTTGATCCTGGTCCTATTGATTGAAATCCAGAACGTGATCGTACTGGACCATCGAATGTAGTATTTGCCATAA